ATCGCCGTCACCAGCGTCAAGACCGACGACGACCAGGACGGCACATACGAGACGACATGGGCGGCAGATGACTACCTACTCGGCCCCAACGACGCCGCACCCACCATGCCCTGGGGCAGGCCGTATACGAACATCAAGGTCAGCCACAAGACCGGCACGACGAAGGCGACGTTTCCCGCTGGCGAGGATGTGCTGGAGATCGCAGGCATCTGGGGTTACAGGCAGTACGCCGAGCTATCGGGAAGCCTGCTAACCGCCGAGGTCGACGCCACGACGACCACGTGGCCGGTCGACGATGGTACGGACTTCGCCGAGGGCATGACCCTGATGATCGAGGACGAGCAGGCGTTGCTCACCGACATCAGCACCAACAACCTGACGGTGCGACGCGCCCTGAACGGCACCACCGGCGCGGTCCACGTCAACGATTCGCCGGTCGAGATCATGCGATGGCCCGCGCCCATCGAGCGAGCCACGCTGATTCAGGCCGCCCGCATCGCCGCACGAGCGCCGTTCTTCGAGCCGTTCTTCGTCGACTCCGAGATGGACACCGATATCCGCCTGCTGCTGGCAGCGTACCAGCGCATCGAGGTTTAGCATGCCCTTCCCCGACTGGCTGACGAAGCTGTTCACGGCAGGAGCCGCCGCCGACGCCGACCGCATGCCTCACCAACGACACTACGGCGTCGGCCAGGAGTGGCGTCCCCGCGAGTACCTGAACTACTACCCGACCAGCGAGAACATCTTCGCCGCCGTCAACATACGAGCCAACGCGCTGGGCCGCGCCCACTTCATCGCCAACACAATGGGAGAGAACGGACGCCCCGTGCCCCTCTCTTCCACCCACCCGGCGCAGCGCCTGCTGAACAAGCCCAACCCCTGGATGACCAGCGTGTTCATGAAGCGCCTGATGGAGATTCACCTGTGCATGCAGGGAGCCGCCTACTGGAACATCGAGATCAGCGACGCGGGCGAGTTCGAGCTATGGCCCATCCCACGACCCGACCGCATGCGTGAGCTGCCCGGCGAAGGAAGCGAGTACGTAAAAGGATACGTGTACGAGGGCGCTCACCGCGATCGAGCGTTCTTGCCGGAGGAGATCGTCGCCTTCAAGTACCCCAACCCCATCGAGCAACGGGCAGGCCAGGCCCCCATCGCGCCCCTTCGCCTGACCGACGACATGGGACAGGCCGCGCGAAAGTACAACCGGCAGGTATTCGCCAACGGAGGAGTACCAGACTTCGTGATCTTCGCCGACGAGCAGGTAAGCGATCAGCAGGCCAAGGACTTCTATGCGCGATGGGACGAGCGATACGGGGGCCAGAACAACGCACACAGGCCCGCAATAATGGGAGGCGGACGCGACATCAAGCCGCTGGCATTCAATCAGCGTGAGGCGGAGTTCATCGAGGGGTTGCAGTGGACTGTCGAAGCCACAGCCCGCGTGATGCAGGTACCACAGCCGATGTTGGGGAGCCTCAGAGAGGCCACGCTAGCCAACGTCGAGGCGCTGGAGCGAATATTCTGGCGTCAGACGATGCAGCCTGAGTGTCACTTCATCGCGGCCCATTTGCAGGAAGACCTGATGCCCCGCATCGCCCAGGACGGCGTGATCGTGACGTGCGACTTCGGCGACATCGACGTTCTGCAGGAGAGCGAGGACCTTCGAGTGCAGCGCGAGACCGCACACCTCAACGCCAACGTGGTGACGATCAACGAGGTGCGAGCCAGCCGCAACATGCCGCCCGTGCCCTGGGGCGACGAGCCGCTGCGAAGGCCCGGCGACAATGACCAGCGCGACGAGCCGCCTAGGTCCAGAAGCGAAGGCCAGTCCGGCCTTCTTGAGTATGGAGCGCATACCGAAGCGCATCCATCAAATGGTCGTATTCCTTCACAGGCTCGTCAGTGAAACCCGCGTCCTGCTTCTTCCAGGCGTAGCTGCTCAGCTCGTCGATCCCGTTCACACACGTGCGGAAGATCTTCAACCGCCCCGCCGCCATCATCGCGTACACCGTGTCGATCCCCGCCTGCACGTCGTTCACCGCACCGGTCACCGTCATGCGACGACGACGAAGCTCCGCGATCTGCTGCTCTGCGGACGGGTCAGCGAACCACTGCCAGGAACCCCCGCCCTTCGCAGTCAGCTGCGCCGCGTGCCGGTCCAGCGTCTGCTCACGGACGTAGTGTTCGTCATACCAGTAGTAGACCCCGTCACCGTCCTTCGCCAGGAACACGCCCGCGGTGGGATTGTTAAAGCCGAAGTCCAGCCCGCCCGACCGCTCCCACTCGATCGGGATGTCGAACGGGTCGACCAGGTGCTTCGTCTCATCGAAGCAGTCGTAGATCATGCCCTCCGGACGCCCGAAGTCTCCCTCGTACAGCATGCGAAACCGAGCAGGCGACATCGTGCGCTTCGCCCGGTCATACATCGCGCGAGGATAGAGCGGGTTTGCCAGCGAGGAGAACTTGATCACGTTGTAGTCAGGATCCCCGGCCACCCACTTGTCATAAACCTGAGTTTTCAGCCAGCCCATGTTATAGGGCGTCGTGGTGATGAGAATCTTGCCATCGTAGAAGCCGCAGCGCTGCAATGCAGTGGCGAAGGCCTCATACTTCATCAAGCCAGCCTCATCGAGCCAGACGCCGCCAAGCTGCGCGCCCTGTATGGACGATGGGCGCTCACCGGTCGCGAACACGACGGTGCCGAGCTTGCTGCGGATGATGCCTTTCGACCTGAGAAAGACGAGTTGAGGATCGAAGCGCGAGAGGAAGTCAGGCAGCGTATACTTTCCTGGCGATGGCGTCAGCAGGATCCGATCGATCATGTCAGAGGTTGGTTCGGCGACGACCCAGATCTGACCAGGCCGATCGACCATCCAGTGCAGCAGCTTGACGTACCCGCCTACTGTCTTACCGCCGCCTGTGCCCGCGATGGCCGCTGTACAGAAAGACTCGGATTTGAGGATGGCGTATTGACCGGCGTGGCAGTTTACTCTGCCAGTGAGCGATTTCGTGAGAGTTGGCAAGAACGACCTCCAAGGAGCTACGATGCGCGAACACACGATGACCACACCACGACCCCCAACCCGACGCCCACCAGCTCCGCCCCCGCCACTTCCCCCAGCCGCCCACCGACCCCGCCCACGCCCGCACCCAACCCCACCGCCCGCTCCTGTATGAATCGTGTTCCCCTGTAACAGTGAAAACTGTCCATTGGCAGAGCGAAGAAAGCTGCCGCTCTCATAGACCACAAAGGTCGTCGTGTGCGAAGCGTCGCTCCGGCGTGCTTCGCCGCCTTCGCGCGCTGGCGGCTGCCCGCCGCTACGCGCCCCACCCCGCCCCGCCATCCCCATCCCCCGCCCAAAAACGCCCTGAACCACCCATCCCCTCCCCTCCCCCGCCGCCCCCCCATCCCCCTCTTCCCCTCCCGCGTCGTGGCGTTTTCGGGCGGGGTCGGGGGGCGGGGTTGCGCCGTCTCCTAAATCAAGAAAGCTGGAAAGCCGGAAGTGGAAAGGGCGTAAACAACCACACTACACACCACTCTCTACAAAGCTGATGAACCCGCCTTCGGCGGTCTCACCCTCACCAAGCAAACGAATGTCGATCTGACCCACGCTCTCACTCTCAGCGTCACGAGCCGCTCCCACAACCCCACCCTGACGATCGTAACGCTCCAGCAGGAATGTGATGAGACGGACGTGCGGCTTCTCGCCGACCGCCGCGCCTTCTCCCATCGCAAGCTCGAACGCCCGACGCTCGAGCTCCCGCTTCGGCCCTTCCTCTGCCAACAGCCAGGCTTCCTCGAACGCCTCGTCCTCTGCCCACTGGTATGCGGTGGAGCGAGCGATCCCCGCATAGTGGCACGCTTCGACCACCGATGAACCCCGCACGATGGCTTCGAGGAAGAGAGCCTGTTTCCGCTTCGTGCCGCGCTGCCTAACCATCCAACCGCATCAGCTCCCGCCACGAGTACAGAGCGAGGAAAACCCCACCAACCACCAACCCGAAACGAGGGTCTATGAACCAGCAACCAGCAACGGCGGCGGACAGACCCAGAGCGAACAAGATTTCCAATAACACGATACGCATGACTTCACCCATTCCGATAATGCTCACCCGTCCGAACTGTCCGATTACTCACAATAGCACAGAGGTTCTGGAAGTCAACCATGCGACGCAGAGCGTTAAGACGAACCACGCGGGCCGCCCGCGCCCACAACAAAAATGAACAGAATGTGCGCGCGGGCGGCCCGCTCTCATGCAAATGGGACGAAGAACTGGAGGCCCCGCGTCTTCTGGGGGACCAGAAAACGCTCTTTTGCATCAGCAAACCCACTCTGCGAGCGCCGCAGCCACCAAAAAGGTAGTGAAGTGGCTGCTAACGGCTGGCACAAACGAACCCCGTTGTCTGCGCCCACCAAAAATGAAGTGAAGTGGGCGCAGACAACTCTTCTGCAAGTGCCGTGCCCGCGCTCAAAAATGAAGTGAACACGCGGGCACTATCGGCTGGCAAAGAACGAACCGCATCGGCGGGCGAAACGGCTGGCACAAACAAACCTTCCTATACGTGCCGTGCCTCGCGCGGGGTCTTATCTATGAATGGTGGGAGACCCCGCGCGGGCAACTAATGCCATCAGCCTCACCCTTCGGGTTCGGCGGCGCGCGGCCCGTCGTCGCTATCAATTTCTGTGAAAAACGTGAAAGGCCTAGACCGCAACGACGGGCCGCGCGCCTGATGCTGTGGATGTGGACACAGACACCCTCTCTCTTCCCTTACGAACCTTTCCACGTTGTGGATACCGCCTTTCCCCCCTGCCCGTCAACCCTGCGCCTAGCGGCGCACCGCTGCGGCGGCTACGGGGTTGACTGGCCTGGGGGAAAGGCGGTGATTCTTGAAAATAAAATTGTTCACTTTGGAGGGAAAAAATGACCCACACCACCACCCCCCCGGCCCACTCCCCCGGCTGCTTCGCCCTGGACGGCGGGCTTTGTTCCTGCGGCTGCGCCGTGTGCGGCGTGCCGCTCGGCTCCGGCTCCTGCCGCTGCGGTGTCTGCTGCAGCTGCTGCTCGCCGTCGCACCTTTGCTCGGCCCGGTGCTGCCGCCGCGCTCCCCGCCCTGCCAGCCGCCCGGTGGCGGCCGCCGCTCCTGCCGGGCAGCTGGCAATGGACCTGGGGCCGGGCTACCCGGCCTGGGCCGACGCCTACGACGCCGAGACAATGGCCCTGCTGAATTACTAAGGCCTTAATTTGGGCTGGCCCGCCGCCTCAGATGCGGGCAGAAAGGACCCAGAAATGGCACAGCGAGACCCGGAGACCACGATCAAGCTGAGCGTGCTGCTCGACTACGCAATCGACCTGTACAAGAAGCTCATGGAGGAGACAGGCGAACTGGAATTAGGACCGGAGGAAGCCCGTATCGTCGCGATCAACGAGACCATGGCTAACCTCAAGGCGTGGGTGCCGGGCGCGAAGCCGATCAACCACATCGACATCGTGTAATCACCCTGAGTCCCGCGCCGCGCCGGGTTACGCGCGGCAGAAAGGCATCGAAATGACCACCTGCGAAACCTGCAAGCGAGAGGTCGAGGAAGCCAAGAGCGTGCGCAACGAGACGCGCACAGCAAAGCTGTGCCTGACCTGCGCAGACACGACCTACTGGAATTCGTTCGACTGGAACCGGCACGACTACGAGGGCCAGATAGACCCGGACAACTACACCGCTGCCGACCGAAAGCGGGACGATGACGAGTGGCAGGCCTGGCTGGACCGCGACCGGGGATACCTGGCGGAGCGACAGCAGATGAGGAGAGATTTTTAGATGGACGCGCCCTACATGCTGAATCTGAAATGGAGGACTACCAGCGGGCATGACGCCAGTCTGACGATCACCGGCGAGGACCTGACGACGCTGATCAACCTGACCGGCGACGCCGCCAAGAAGCTGAACCTCGACCTGGACGTCACTCACGACGAGAGCCAGGCTTACGGGCAGCGACCGGCCAAGCAGCCAGCACGCCAGCAGGCCAGGCCGCCAGCGCCCCAGCCAGCCAGACAGCCAGCACGCCAGCAGGCGGGCGGGCCGAACGGCCAGCACGCCAACGGGCAGAACGGCCAGTCACCCGGAGGCCCGCTGTGCGCCATCCACCATCAGCCGATGAGACAGCGCACGAACGCGCGGGGCAGCTGGTTCTCGCACAAAGATGACTTCGGGAATTGGTGCAGCGGAGCGAAGTAAGAAATGCGGGCGATGGTCCACCACCACGCAGACCACCGCCCGCCAAAGTTAAGGAGATTTGGATGATAAACGAGACAGAGGCCAAAATACAAGACCAGATCAACAGAGCGAGCCTGAGAATCATCAGCGTGCAAAAGAACTGGACCAATGGAGATCGCGAGGCGACAGCGACACGCGCCAGAGACACGATGCTGGCCCTGGAGGAGCTGCTGATCGCACTCGGAGACAACGACGACGGGCCGGATTGGGGACCAGTAGACCGCGCGCTAGGAATCGAACGATAGCCAGGGACAGAGCGAGGGCCGCGCCCCACCAGCGCGGCCACCACCACGAGAGGAGTTTCACCCATGCACGGATATTCAGCGACCGCTTACATTGGAACAGGCGATGACGAGTACGCCGGAGAACATTTCCACGCACAGTGTTTCGAGTACTTGATCAACACCGGCGCAGCTCGCAGCGGATTCGAGCTGACAGAGGTTTACTTCATGTTCAGACAGGCCCCAGACTGCGGCCTGTGCTGCCAGTCGCTAGAACGAATCTTTCCCGTGGACGAAGGAGATGACTTTGCAGATTAAAATTGAGCATGCATGTCGAGAGTGCGGCAGCATCAGCAAGATGACCACCGACACCAGCAGCTACGAGTGGCACTCCCTGCGCTGCGAGGAGTGCAGCCACGTTTCGGGCCAGGTAAAGATCGAATACCTGTATCGAGCAGAAGACCGACCTCGCCACGAACGAGAGCGCCGCTAGACCACTGCGCCGGTCGTCGCGCACACTTGCGGCGACCGGCGCTGACCCCACACAACCCATCCAGGCACGTACCCCACGACTATACCATTTCCAAGACTCGTAAAGTCACTGCTTCCCAAGCAGAGGGCCGTGGGTTCAAATCCCATCTCCCGCTCCACCCCTTCGCACCTTGCGGTTTTCAGATCATGGGTGCGAAAATACATGGGACGGACCGGCGGTTAACCGTCGGCCTCGGGATTGGCTAGTCACCTCCAGAGCCACTTCCGCCGGTCCACCCCACCCACTTTTCGGCCACAAACCTATTGACACACACCGACGCCCGCGAGTATGGTACTTTCGACTAGCCAATTTCTCGCGAGGTACGACGTGGACAAACCAAACAGACCCCGCCGTGGACGAAACACGCCCACGAACAGCGGACAACAGCGCCCCGAAAACCCCCCAGACCCCCCGTTGCTTGCTTGCTTGTCTGATTGCTTGACTGCTTGCGTGCTTGGTGATGATGATGATGACTCACTGTTATGCGCGCGGGATGAAATTTCGCACATTGAGCAAAAACAGCATCTAGCCAACGTCACCGAATACTTCCGCGCCATCTGGTCATACCATCGACCAGACCGCCGCCTGCGAAACCTGACCAAGACATACGGCCTGGCCGCCGCCGCTCTCATCTGGCATCGCGCCGCCCAGGAGCTTGAGGACATCCGCGAAAACGAGGCATGGGACGACGCCCGCATCGACGCGCGTTTCAACAGCCGAGGAGCTTTCGCCAACTCCACCGTCTCTGAAGTTGAGCGAGACCACTTGGCACAGATCGACGAAGACGCGCTCGAACGCCGCAAAAGGTTTCGCGTAGTCGGCGATGAGCAACATGGCTAGCAGGAGGTATTCAAATGCTAGCCAAAGCTGCTGTCCAACTGTTTCTATCGGAGTGCGAGGCGCGCGCGCTCCGCCCAAAGACCATCGAGGCCTACTCGTGGGCCTTACGTGTGCTTTCCACCTGCCCCGGCGACGTGCCAGCGAGCCGCAGTGCGCTCCTGACGATTTCCGCGACGCCGGGGTTATCGCCAACATCACGATTCGACCGCTGGCGTGTGCTGCGAACCTTCTACCGCTGGTTCGAGAAGCACCACAATGGCCCGACATGGCCCGAGCCGCCGCGACCCAGGACACCCAACGTCTTCCCGCGCGCCCTCACCATCGATGAGGCGCAGCGCCTACTCTACTACGCACCCAACCGAAGAGACCGCGCCCTGGTCACCGTCGCACTGGACACCGGCCTGCGAGTCGGCGAGATAGCATCGATGCTCTGGCCCAACATCACGGGCGACGGCGTACGCGTCACCGGGAAGACCGGCGCACGCACTGTGCCAATGTCCCAGACAGCACGCGCCGCGATTATCGGCCTAGGAGACACCCGCGCCGTATGGACATCGGAGCGCACAGGCCAGCCCCTGACAACCAACGGAGTCAGCCAGGCAGTACGACGCGCCATGTACCGAGCACGAATCCTGCCGCCCAAAGCAGGCCCCCACACGCTCCGACATACGTTCGGCGCCCTCTACGTGATGGCCGGAGGAGACGTGTTCAGCCTCCAGCGAATACTCGGACACGCCTCAGTCGAGACATCCATGATTTATGTGAGGATGAACACCGGCCAGCTCGCCGAGCTTCATTCGCGATTCACACCACTACTGAAAATCGTTAAGGAGCAAGAAAGTGCAGCAGATAGATATGTTCCCCGACACGCCTGACAACCAGGCCAAGGCCCTCTCCACCTGCAAGGCGTGCGGCGTCCCCATCCAGTGGATCGAGACCGCCAGCGGCTCCCGCATGCCCGCCGAGACCACCGAGTTGACGATTATCACCGCGACCGGCAGACTCGCTAAAGGATTCACGCCCCACTGGATATCGTGCCCCGGAGCCAATCAGTTCAGGAGGTAGACTATGGCGCTCGATGAAAACCGATGGACCATTCGAAAGCTGCAACTTAACCGCAAGGATGCAACCGACGTGAAGACCGTCACGCTGGTGCTGGAGTGCATGCTGAGTCTGGCTGACTACCACGCGCTCATCAGCGCCCACTGGAACGCCCACCCGCTCATCACCCAGGAGGTGCAGCGGGCGCTGCCGTTCGAGACCCAGGAGCCGACACCAACCCCAATGCCCATGTTCAGGAGGCAGACATGACCGCACCGTCGTACCAGGACCTAACGAACTTCGACCCCATCCTGAACGAGTGGCTGACCCAGGCGGCCGGCGAGGAATTTATCACGGCGCTGCTGGACCAGCCACAGCTCGCAGCCATCGGAGCCTGGATGCTGGCCCACGCGCGAAACAGACTCTCCAAGGACGACTTCGACACGGAGGGAGCGTTCCTGCGCGGGCTGCTGACAGGATTCGCGGTGTGCCTGCGGATGTGGGCGCAGCGCCAGCAGTGCGAGGACGAGCCAGCGAAGCTGCTGAGGTCATGACATGACCAGAGCGCAGCGCACACACAAGACCGAACCAGAGCGCATCATCGCCAAGCGACTGATCACCGAAAAGCTGTTCCAAGCGCGAAGAGTGCTGAGAGGCACCGAGCCACTAGTCAAAGAGACGCTGCCACAGAACTTAAAGAGACGAATGACAACCATGCTGATGGGCATCGACAACATGATTTACGACGTGGAAAACTGGCCCGCCAGCAACGAGGAGCGCGACAGAGCCAAGCTCGACGAAGCCGCCAGGAACGCGCTACGTAATCGGACACTTGACAAGAACAACTGATCTGTCCATTATCTGAAACATGCCAGAACTGCATCGCGCAGACATGACTCTGCAACCAGCCAGCGACTCAGGCGAGCGTTTCACATTCCTCGTCAACTCCGGCAATATCATGCGCTCCAAGCGCCGCCTGAGTCTCACCGGCTGGCAGCTCGACGCCTACCACGCCAACCCAGTGGTGCTGCTCAATCACGCCATCATGGAACCGCCCATCGGCTCCGCCCGCGCCTGGACTGACAGCAACGGACTCCAGGCCGAGGTCACCTTCGCCGACACGCCCCGCGCCCAGGAGATCGCCCAGCTGGTGCGCACCGGCTTCATACGCAGCGCGTCCGCCGGTTGGCTCACCCCGCCCGACCAGATGGCCCTCATCCGCGAGAACGGGAAGGTCACCGGCATCCAGTACAACCGCCAGGAGCTGGTCGAGATCTCCATCGTCACAGTCCCCGACGACGCGGGCGCACTGCTCGCCGCAAGCTTCGAGACTATGAACGTCATCGAGGAGCTTCGCGCGTACGTCGCCCTCGCCATAGACGCAATCAACAACTGAGGAGTCCCACCCAATGGTTAGCAGTCTCGAACGCGCAGCCCTGGACGAACTCAAGGCCGAACTCGCAGGCATCAACACTGCGGTCGCAACGAAGATAGCCGCAGGCATCGCCCCCGTAGAGGAGGAGATCGCCCGCATGTCAGCCGGTCTCATGGCTCAGGAAAAGCGGCTTCGCGACGTGCGCCGAGCCAACCTGGTCACAGACCCAGCCCGCAAGGGCATCGTGCAGGATGGCCGGTACACCGGCATGGACTCGCTGGACCTGCTCATGATGCAGTCCGCCGCGCGATCCGAACTACAGAGAGACGGCATCGAACCCAGACAGCGCGCCCACGTCGAGCAGTGGCTGGAGCACCTCAAGGCCGCCCTCGACTCCGTGACGGTAGGCGCAGGCGACGAGCTGGTGCCAACCAACGAGTCCAGCGAGCTTTGGATGGACGTAAACCTCCTGTCCGCCATCGCGCCCCTGTTCCGTCAATTCGACATGCCCACCAACCCCTGGGACTTGCCGACGCAGCTTGGCGATGTGAATTTCTACCCAGGAGTCGCCAACATCGCAGGAACACCAACCGACCCCACCACCGCCAAGGCCACGCTCACCGCCTTCGAGGAAGTCGGCGTGTTGTCGCTCGCCTACGACCTGGACGAGGACAGCGCCATCGCCATTCAGCCCGCGCTGCGTGAGGGACTGACCCGCAACATGGCCGAGATCGTTGACGACATCCTGCTCAACGCCGACACCACAGCCGCCAACGGGATCAACAGCGACGGCGCGACGATCACGACCGGCGACGCTGGCAAGGGCCAATGGCTGCACGGGTTCGACGGACTCCGACACCTGCCGCTGATCGACAACACCAACCAGGCCAACGACCACAACGCCGCGGTCAGCGATGACATGTTCAACGAGATCAGATCGAAGCTCGGAAAGTACGGAGTACGACCATCCGAGCAGGCCTTCATCACCGACGTGAACACCTTCATCCGCAGCCAGTCAGTGACCACGCTGCGCACACTGGACGTGCTTGGCCCCGCCGCCACGATCCTCACCGGACAGCTGGGCAGCGTCGAAGGAATCCCGATCATCGTCAGCGAGAAGATGAAGCTGACCGCGAGCGATGGAAAGGTGACAGACGGCACAGCTGGCACGGTGGGAAGTCTGCTGATCGTGAACCGCTCACAGTGGTACACCGGCTTCCAGCGGCATCAGATGATCGAAGTCGAGCGCGACATAATCAAGCGCCAGCACACCATGGTCGCTTCGTTCCGGCTCGCCATGACCCAGCGGGCAGCGTCCCGCGCCACCGCGACGCACACCGCCTTGCAGTACAACATCACAGGCGTCGCCTAACCAACAACCGATCTCCCAGCGGGCGGGCCTTCCCACCCATTCCCCCCGCCCGATCGCAGCGCGGTGCGATGAGCAAGCCGGCCGGTCCGCGCAACCGACCGGCGCCAACAACCGAAGGAGTCTCACATGCCCGAGCGTTACGTTGAAGCTGGCGACCCCACCGCGATAATCGTCGACGCGGCTATCCCGCCAAAGTCCACACAGTACAAGGTCAACTTCCCAGTCGTGCTGCGCGTCAGCCTGGACGCGCTCAAGTCACAGAACGACATCGTCAGCGTCGAGAACCCCTTCGGCCACACCACCTTCATCATCGACGCCATAATCGACGTGAAGGTCATCGGAACCGACGCCTCCGCCGTGGTAGACGTGGACATCACCACAAGCGACAGCGCAACCGGCGATGACATCTTCGACGGCATCGACATCACCGCACTGACCAAGGTCTCCATGAGCGAGGCCGGAGCAGGAACCAACGCCGAACACACCGGCCAGAAGTGGGACAAGGTCGGCGGCACCAACGCATTCGTCAACGCCAAGCTGCTTGCTGCCAACGGCACTGCCTTCGAGGGAGACCTGTACCTGGTCTGCGTTCCCTGCAACGACTAGGAGAGATCGATGGCAGGCGGCACGATAAAGCGCTCGTTCATCACGCCCAGGCCGGG